ACCGATTATATTCCAACATCTTTCAGCGACTTCCATATGTTCCTTCTGAGTCCCGTTACCTCTTCTCAGTTCACAATAATGTATCCATGACCTAAGTGTTCCAGACATATACAGAGTTGATTCGGTTAGTCCTTCAGGTAACAATGCCCTTGCCTGTTCCTTTGCGATACCTCTTCCAAGTGCATCACGATAAGATTGTTCAGCATTCTTTGCGATTTCTTTTTGTTCCATACTCCACCATTCCTTCAACGATTTATCATCTGTTGTATTGGAGTTCTGTCGGTTCTTTGTATCCTGTGTACGACATTCTCGGTCAGTAATAAATGTAGTTGCCTCAGCATACCTTTGAGAAAACTCTTGGAATGAAAACGAACGATGCCTTAATATCTGTCTTGCGATATCTCTTGTTGTTTTGATTTCAAGTGTCATATGAACCATCTCAAAAGGTGACCAATGATTTTCCTTTATAAGATACCTCAGAAGTTTAGGTGCGGTTGCGGTATTCTTTTGATTAGCAGGATTACTTACCCTCGCGGTATAGGCAATCAAATCACTTGCAGTAAAACAATCTGTCCAAGCAGAGGGTTTACTTAATGCTACTAGGTTTACTTCACATGTCATCTTTTGTTTTTTCCTTCCATAATATCTTCCATGTCTTGGTTTGTTAAATATTTCATGTCTCTTAGAAGTTCTATCGTTCCCTTGATTGAGTCAATTCGGTGAAAGGATTCTCCTACGAACCAACCCGCAGCAAATCCTGTAAGTGTCCATCCTGCCATTATTAATATAGTATCCATTTCTTACTCCATCTTGAAATCTTTGAACTTGTTGAGTTGTTCGTTCATATTAGTTTTATCAAACGCAGGTGTATCTGGAACAGTTGTAGTACCTCCCACGATATCTTGGTTATCGGTATCGTCACTCAGTCTCATCTTTGCTCTTTCAATCTTCAAGGTAAATCTCTGATATGCGGTAGGGTCATTATATCGGTTCTTCAGTTGTTTTACCATTACCTTACCCATAGACGCAAGTTCATCATTAGATATCAATGCGAACATCAGGTCTGCAGTAGCAGGAAGTCCAAACGATTCAGAAGTATCCTCAAGACCCAAGTCATCATTACTAAAACCACTACGAGTAGTTTGAGTCGCAGACATAATAGGGACATTGAACTCAACCGCAAGTCCTCTTAGTTCTTCCGCAATACTCTTGATGTAAGTATAAGAGTTGATTGAACCACCCATACCTTTCATACGAGACGAGGCACAGATGTTTAGGTAATCAATAAAGATAATCTCAGGGACAAAGTTTTTCTTGAGTTTCATCTCATTCAGTAATGCTCGGAAGTGAGATGTATGTGCTTGACCTGTAGGATACTCCTTGATGATAAGTTTACCTTCTGTTTTACTTTTAAGTTTAGATATCTTGTCAGTGAACATATCCTTAGAAAGATGTTCTAGTTGATCAATAGGAATATTAAGTAAGTTCGCATCGATACGTTCAGCAATACGTTCTTCTGCCATCTCCATAGTAATATATAATACATTACGACCTTGAGACAATGCCGCTGCTGCTTGATGACACATGAACAAAGACTTACCAACTCCTGTACCAGCAAGACATATATTCAGTGTCTTGTTAGGGAGACCACCTTTAGTAATTCTGTTAAAGAGGTCTAGGTCAAAAGGAACTCTCTCTTCCTGTTCATGATAAAAGGCATATCGTTCTTCTACATCCTGTAAGTAATCATGACCGATATTAGTATCAAAGGAAACACCAAGTGCTTTACTCAATATTTCAGGGATACCATTCTTCTGTAGTGTAGCATGTTTACCATCGATAATAGAAATACTTTCCATAACGGCATTGAATACTGCTCGGTCTTGACACCACTTCTCAGTACGTTCAACTAACCAATCAAGGTTTTCCTGCTCCGGGGTGAAGATGTTAGGGAGAAGTTCAACCGCATTACGAAACTGTTCATCCGAGAGAGTGTTGTTCTCTTCAAGTTCAATCTTGAATGACTCTAGCGTAGGAAGTTTATTATACTTAGCAACAAACGACGCGACCTCTTTAAACAAACCTTTATATACACCATCAAAATATTCAGGTGCCACAAAAGGTAAAACCTTTCTTGTAAAAGGTTCATTAGTTAAGAGATTGCGTAGTATCGTTTGTTCTAAGTTAATGTTCATCCGCGTTGTATTCTTTCTCTAAACGTTCTTTCATTTTTTTAGTCATAATCTGACCTTTACTATTCTCTAATACTAGACCTCCGTCTCTCGCAGACTTTTCTAATATAGAGTTTAGTATTCTACCTGAATATTGCTGTAAAGTCAAGTCATTTATTGATAATTCTGGGTCAGGAGTCGAAACTATTTTAAAGTTAAATGATATATTCCCGTCAGGGTCATCAGCATTTTTCCCTGTAAACTCTATAGCACCAAAATGAATTATTGTTTCAGGGAACTCTTCATTAATGCGTACATGCCAATCAGTTTCATTTTCCATAGACGGAATAATATCATAGTGAACCCTCTCGGATAATGTATCTAAAATATTAGTCGACTTCTGCATTTACAATTTCCTCCATATCAATCTTCTGAGCAAGACCAATCGAATACTGTGCTTTGATAAACTCTGCGAAGTCAGTATTCTCAAAGATTGGTTCCCAGAACTGTTTCTCTAATGTACTCGCAAGTCTTACCTTCTTCTCTTCACCATTACGTTGATACCAACCATTACTTGGTTTAATAACATACCCACCAGCAAGAGCAACATCGAGTAGACCAGAATACTTCTGAACGCCACCGTCCCAAGAGACCGATATAGGTATCTTAGATTTCTCTTTGACGTATCGAGACTTCTCTACATTAATAATAAAGTGATACCCTTTAATTTCTGTACCAACCTTATCTTGTCTACGACCTAGAATCCAGATATTATCGGAACTGTAATAGATACCTGTACCACCACCGACAATGTCTTTAGGAAACAATCCGATTTCTTTATAGGTATGGTTGACGGCAAGCAAAGGAATGTTCTTCATAGTCAGATATGGTGTTACCATTCTGAAAAGACCTTTCAATGCTTTAGCACGGGACATATCTGCGACACTCTTCTCATTCTTAGCATCTTCAAGTTCTTTCTTGGATGCTAGGTTGCCGATAGAGTCGATAACGATAATCACATTATCGGTTCTCTCAAGTTCTTCTAATTGTCCTATTAGGTCAAACTTGAGTTCCTCTACATTGGCAATGGGAGTGTGTAGCACTCGTGATGTGTCTATGCCAAACTGTTCAAAGTAAGATTGGGGTGACCCAAACTCACTATCATAGAATAACAGTACTGCGTCTTCTTTCTCTCGCAAATACGCACCTGCCATAAGCAGGGCAAACGAGGTCTTGAAGTGCTTACTTGGTCCAGCGAGGACTGTTAATCCCGCCACGACACCACCGTCAATACTTCCTGTCAACGCAACGTTTACCATTGGCACGTCAGTTGACACCATATCTTTTTCTGTGAAGAACTTACTTTTAGATAATACCTCCGTAGTTTTTATCTTTGAGTTCTTCTTTAGTTTATTCATAATTGACATTGTTAATTTTCTCCCTGTCATCTAGTTCATATTGTTTACGATATTCATTGTTTATTATAACGCATTTTTCCAATAAAGTCAAGTCATTATCAAATTTAATAAAGGCAAGTGTATCCTTGGGGAAACACGCTCCCCCATACCCTCGTTTGTTATCATATCCTGGCACTACTGTATGACTTCTACCTATTCTTTTATCTCTCGCAAGAGCGCTCGAAATTAGTGACCAATTACTTCCAAACTTAGTTACACTGTCATGTAGTTGATTAAAGAATGTTACTTTCATAGCAAGGAAAGAGTTAGATGCATACTTTACAAACGAGGCATCCGCAGCACTCATAAAGTAAAAGTCGTTTGTCATACACATACTATACTGACGATAGATATCCGCAACCCTTTCACATAACCATAAGTCACCACCTATGATATGATAGTCTGCCATTACTAAGTCTGCCTTTGCATTTTTCTCAGTCAGAAACTCTGGATTGTAAACAAATCTATTATCTATAGATTCAAATGATGAACCCTCTAAACTAACATATTCTATTTTTAAGTTCTTTATGCAATCAGGAGTAATTGTTGATTTGATAATAACAACACTATCAGTATGACATATTACATCTTCTACTGAGTCTTTCACTAAGGAGTCATCAACTGTACCATCATCTCTCATAGGAGTTGGCACACATATAAAAGTGTAGTCTGGGTCAAACTCAATCAAGTCTTCCATTGTTGTACCCAACTTAGGGTCAACATAAAACTTCTCTACTGCGGTAGATGTGAATGCATAGTCAATTGCTTGACCCACAAACCCATATCCGATTATACCTATTTTTATCATATTATATCCAATCTACATAATAGTATTCTTTGAACCATCGAACAAAAGCATCGACACCCTGTTCCATATCCACGATAGGGTCATACCCTAGTTTCTTGAGTTTGGTTATATCGCTATGAGTGTCAACGATATCGGCAGGGTGTTTCGGGACAAGGTCAATGATGGGTTTACGACCCATGTTGTCTCCGATACATTCAATAAAGTCAAGTAGTTTAACTGACTTTCCCCTGCCGATATTATATATCTCACCTTCTGGAGTTTCGTTGAATAGAAGGGTTTTAATACCTGCAATAATATCTGATATGTGTGTGAAGTCTCTTTTCATTTTGCCGTTGTTATATGCTTTGATAGGAAGTCCCTTAGCAATATTGTGAGTAAAACTCATGAGTGCCATATCAGGTCTACCCCAATCACCATAGACTGTAAAGAAACGCATTCCAACTGTATCGAGACCAGAAGACTTGAACATCATTTCGTTACATCTCTTTGTATATGCATACGCATTAAGTTGGTCGCCTGTCACACGGTCTTCTCTGAAAGGAAGGGGAGAACCCGCATAGACAGACGACGAAGAAGCATACAAAACACGAGAGACATTATACATATTACAACAGTCAATAAGGTTCTGTGTGGCATCAATATTATTCTTTATGTAATCACGTTCCTTACCAAAGGAGTCACGAACTCCTGCGAGAGCACCAAGGTGGATTACTATATTTGGTTTGACAATACTGAACGCATCATCAAGTGACGGAAAGTGTGTCATGTTAACTCTCTGAACACCGATATCCATAAAGGCAACTCGGTCTTCTTTGATTGAAGGGTCATACAATAAATCGTTATAGTTGTCCAAACCCATCGTAAGGAAACCATCATTCTGTAGGTCAGCAATCAGATGCGACCCTATGAAACCCGCACCACCTGTAACTAGTATTCTCATTATTATCCGTTCCTGTAAATATATTCGAGTGCTCGGTCTGCTTCTTTATTCATATCACGTTTACTATACCATTGACCTGTTTCATTATCTAGTTCTTGACACATATCTGCAATCTGTTTTGCGGACATAGGATACCCTTTCTTCACAGCATTACCTGCTGTAGCAATCATAATTTGATACATCTTGTAATACCAACCTGTACCAGTGATGGCACGATATTCCATTTCAAGTTTCTTAGGAAAGAAAGGGCAATCACGATATGACGTCCAAGATACATCGGTATTACTTAGGGCATTTTTACGATGCTCTATTACTGCTTTCTGTAACGCAGGGGGAAGTCTTTCCATAAAACTCTTACCTTGTTTCTCTACATACGAATGTTTATTCATTAACATATCAGGGTCAATATGTATACCCTTGTTACTGAATATAAAACTCAGCGCGTCTGGATACTGAGCAGGGACATAGTACATACGTGATACATCCTTGGTCTGTTCATCACCCAACTCACCGAACTGTTTATTCATAGCAAACCAGAAGTGAGGTAAATCTTTTAATTCAACGTTACGAGTGATAGGAAATACCAAACGAAATCTAGGTTGCTCTGGACGAGACGATGCAGTATTATAACAGATATATTGATATCCTCCAAACATTTTATAGAGTTCTTTTTTTAGTCGGGCAACAGGTTCGCTATTGTTATCAGTAGAAGGAAGATGAAAATCATCAACATCCAACATACAAAAACCACCCCAAGAATGAACATTACGATTACTCCTTGTAGTACCCTCTTCATATAATGAAGGGGAGATAAGCGGACTAGATTCTTTTCCACCTTTGATTCCTTTCTTGTTGTATAGGGAATACAAGAGTGACTCGAAGTCTGCCCATGCGTCAAAGTTTTGGACACGGTGAGTCTTGTTATCAAACGTATTCTTAAATATGGTTAGTGAATAATTCATAATACAATTGTACTATATTTTAACGCATAAGTCAAGCGAAAAAAGCATCTAATTGTGCTTGAGGTTCAGCGCTCCAACCTACCGCATCCATGATAGGTTCAAGGGGATGAAGAAAAGTTTTCTCAAACATTTTATCGTAATCAATATATTTACCCAGAGCAAGTTCGCGAGGGAAGTTAAGGGGATAAGAGATTACATTCTCCTTGATAGGGTTAGGTGTCTTGAGATAACAGAACTTAATCTTCTCGCCATCATTAATCTTTTCATATCGGGGCATACCCTTAGTGTGATGATTATAGAGTAGCGCACCCCTAACATGTATTGGAGTAGACTTCATATAAATACTTTTACGGTCACTCCACTTCTTTACATTACGACATCCACGAGGGAACGAGATATCCTCGGGAGGTAGTTGATTGAACTCGTTACGGAATGTTCGGATAAACTTCTGAACCTCATCTTCAGTACCCTTCACAAGAATATGAAACATCTCTTTCATCTTGTCACGAACGACCATAGGAGTAGAGGACTTAACTGCCTCGATACCCATAACTTTAAGTTTAGGTTCGGCATACTGAACACCTTCGTTGTTATGTACGTTTAGAATATATCTTTTCTTGGCGCACCAGATAGCACGGTCTGCGATTACCTCACGACCCATCTCCATTCTGTTCTTAAATGCGTTAGTATAATGAGCGAGGTCTTTGTAAGACTTGACCAATACTTTCTCAAAGTGTTCACTGCATATCTTATCAAGAAACTTAACAGGGTCTTTAGGAGAGAACTGAGTTACAAGGTCTTCCATATTAATATAGAGCGAGTCAGTGTCAATGGCAATAACGTAGTCTTTTTCATCAGTCTTAAGTAGACTGTTCATTTCAAAGTTGACCGCACGTTCTGCCCATTTAATTGACAACTGACCCGCAAGTGTGATGGACTCCGCAACCCTTTGGTCAAAGTAACGGAACCATCTATTACCCAACGCACCATACAAACTGTTCATAAGAATTTTGATACTCATTTGACTATTGTCGAGTGTCGCTATCTTGTTCGCTAGTGCCTTGGTAGGAGTCTTTTCATACTCCTGTTGTGCTTCAAGCATTTCTCTCTTGATGAGTTTACGCTCGGCATAATACTGTCTAATGATACTTGGGATGACACCTTCCTTCTCACGAGAGAAACGAACTCCGCTTGGGGCAAGAGCATAGTTAGGGTCAGTCGGTGTATTCTTTCTTAGCATACGTTCTACATCTGTATCAACCAAACCATTAATAACGGTTTCGGGTGACATATTATATTGTACGATAATCATAGGATAGAGAGAGTTAAGGTCAAAGGAAGTAACCCAGTTATGTAAACCAATCTTAGGTTCTTTTACATATCCCCCAACAATCACACTCTTAGGTTTCTCTTCCTTGTAGGGAACCGCAATCTTTTGAGAGTTAAGTAAACGGTATATGATACTGTCCCATATAGCAACCGTACCAAGTACATCCTCATAGTTTACACCACCACGATATGCCATTGTCATGGCAAGAGTAATCAATCCAAGTTTCTGTTCTAACTTATCAACGAGTTCAACGTCCTTGATATTATAGTCAATAAACTTTTGGTGGTCATTCTTATAGAGTGTATGTAAGTTACCATGCTCCTCATATGAGAGTTTGTTCTCTCCGAGTACAACATTAGCAATATGATCAAGACGATAACTTTCTTGCATACCAATAGTGTTTAAGGTAAATTTACGGAACAAGTCATAGTAATCAAGTTGTGCTACACCAGCAAGGTCATAGGTATCTACGTCTTTCATGCCCATTTTACCTCGCACAGTCCTCGAGGAAACGAGACCCCATATAGACCACTTTTTTACTGATTCCTCCCCTAATACCTTTCTCGTTCTATTTACAAGATATGGGATATCAAAACCCTTTATATTCCAACCTGTAACAACATCGGGCATACCGTGACCATTCCAGTACTTCAGGAAAGTGTCCATCAGTTGAAGTTCGCTCTCACACTTTACATAAACAGTATTCTCATCCGGAGTATAGTCACCAAGACCCCATACACGATAGAAACTTTCCTTAGAGGATTTAGTACAGATAGAGATGACAGGATAGTTTGCCTTGTCAGGTTCAGGGAACCCTTCGTCTGATTGTACTTCAATATCAATAGTGGTCACGTGTATCTGGTCACGATTAAATGTAATATCTTCGGGGAACCTATCTGTGATAAACTGATGCATATAGTTTGTAGTACCATATGTTTTTACTGTAGGGATATGTTGGTATTGTTTAATAAATTCAGTCGCGTCTTTCATCGAGTCAAACTGCATCGGGGCGACTGGTTTATTGTCAAGGGTTCGCCATTCAGACTGACCGTTTACAAATAGCGTGGGTTTGAATTTAACTCGTTCTCTAATACGTTCACCGTTTTTGTAACCTCGATAGAGCATCTGATTACCATAGCGTGTGACGTCTGTATAAAATCTCATTATATATTTCTCCTATGAACACTTACAATTATATATCATAGAGTCCAAAAAGTCAAGCAAAAAAAGAGAGATGGCGTAACCATCTCCCCCGTGTTTAAAGAATGTTCCAGACACCCGCACCGAATGATGCAACTATTGGAACTAATGTGATAGCAAAAACTACTATCATACTCGCGTACATTTCTGCGCGAGTGTTCATGTCGTATGACATATGTTTACCTCGTGTTAACCGATTTTGATTTTACGAGACTGCTTCTCCTTTGGGATTTCTACTTTCATATCGATGGCAAGTATTCCATCCGATAGAGATGCTCCTGTTACTTGAACATACTCTGACAACCTAAACCTACGAGTGAAGTCACGAGTGGATATACCACGGTGTATTACTTCTCTGCCTTTTGATTCATGTTTGCCAGTAACTGTCAACGACCTTTCTTTCTGTTCCACATTTAGTTCGGATTCACTAAAACCCGCACATGCTACTTCTATTGTGTACTCCTCATCCGACACCTTAATGATATTATGGGGTGGATAGTGGTCACTCGCATGTTTAGTTGCGTATTCTAGTTCGTTAAACATATGGTCGAAACCAATAAATGCTGAACGGGGGAAAAGTGTTTTTCCAATTTTTAGATTTGTCATGTCGCTTTTATCTCCT